GTCCCTGGAGTCGCTTCCAACTCAGCCGCTAGCACTCGTTTTCGCTTCAGTAGTGTCATTCTATTCTCCTAGTTTTGGGGATGCTCTAAGCTTGATTTTACCGCTAGCTGCTAGTGTAACTTCTCGCAGTCTTCTTTTGATTTCGATTGGCAATCGCTCCGCCGCTTTTGCCGCTGCTTTTTGTGGTACGCCAGCTTCCGCGAAGTAATCGCCAGGTGCCTTGGATTTTATTTTGCGAAGTCGCGTCCCGCCTTCAGGCTCTCGTTTGTAAAAGTTGCCGCCGTACTGCTTGACCATAAAGCCTTCGAGTACGGTAATCCAACCTCCGCCCATGTTGGGCTTATAGCGAACGCCGGATCGAATTCGCTTACCCTTGCGGGACTTCGAGTATTCTTGGGCCGAGTGCCATCGAATTGGAAATGGCGTACCGCCCCAAAGCTTAATCACCGCTTGCGGTTCGTCTGGTTTCGCGACCTGCTTCATCAGCACCGCTTTTTTGAGCGTAGATGCTTTTGTTGGCCGCTTGTTTGTAAATGGCTTAACGCTGCTATGCAATGCGAAGTTAATGACCTTGCCAAGTTCCTTCGCTGCGTCCGCCGCAACGCTCTTAGCTGTGCGATTGATCGCTGTTGATAGATGCCGCTTCATGTGGTCGTGCATCATACCCAAAGCTTCTCGCATCGCTCGCAAACTTGCTTGATCCACGTCGATCTTGATTTGCGTCATGCTCTCACCGAAGTCGGATCGCCTTCATCCGTCCGAAAGGTGATTGCGATAGGGACGTTGACGCCATCTAGACCACCGTCAGCGGTGACATATTCAGGGCTTCGGAATTCTGCGTCAATGGCATTATCGTCCATTGTGTGCCATACGTTGCCATCGCCGTAAACAGCCTTAACAACGTCGGCATGAAACTGATTGATTACCGTATCAATTACTTCGGGATTTCGTTCACTGCCCATAATGTGGCAACGGATCTGATACGTCTGACGATACGCCGTAGCGGGTGGATTTCCAGGATGCGAAAGTTCCGGCACGATTTCCGGCTGGCCTTGCACCAAAACAACTTGCCTATCTGCGGGCGTGAAGTCACCCATGCGAGTTGGCCGTACCACCTCCATAACGTCCGTAGGAAACGTAAGGCTATCGCCAATCATCGCCTCTAGGCGTGATTTTAAGACAAGTGCGATTTCCTCAGCGACGGCTAGCGGCATTCGAGTTGAAGCATCCCTTCGTCATGTGCGAGCAGCTTCATCACAGTTCGTCTAGTTGGCTTCTCGCCAACCCTGACAGCGAACGCGATGCAATCGCCGCCTAAGTCTAGTTCGTCGCTTGCGATGCCTTTGATGTTATCGTTGGCAACGTGTATCTCGAAAACGGGTGTAATCGTGTCCCCGTCTTCTGGTAAAATCGAAAGCATATCCCGCACAACGATAGCGTTAATGGCCCTCGCTTTGCCGGTTCGCTTGATGTAAACGACCGGCTCGGCGAAGTCATTTTGATTGGCGAACACGTTGACCGCATCCGCCTCTATCATGTCGTGCAAGCTCATTCGATTATCGCTTCGAAGTCACCGAGATGTAGTCGATAACAACGCTATCGACGTTGGTATTAGCTGCTTTTTGCAACTGGATGATCGGTTGCAAACCAGAGCTGTAACCGCTCATGTCGAAGGTAGTGCTAGCCGCAACGCGGATGCCATCGATATAAAACTTGACGTTGGACTTGCCGCCGGTGAAGTCGATAACGAATTCGCGGTAGGTAGTGCCAAGTGTTAGCCCGGTGGAGACGTCGTTGTTGTCACGTACGCCGTCATCGGTCTCGACGTAAACGAGCGAAGTGCTGTTAGCACCTTCCATGCGGAACCAAGCGTTAGCATCAACGCTATCGGCGGTATCGTTTCGAGCCGAGCCTACACCAAAGCAAAGGATGCTTCCGCTGGTGAAGGCAGCCGCACCGATCTTGACCCGCATTTCGACTCGTTGAATCAAATCGATATCGAAGTCCAAAGCGTCGTTGAAGTGCAAGCAAACGTTTTCGACTTCGCTGGTTGCGGCAAGCGTCAACGTTGCTATCGAAGTCCCCTTCGTGTAGACAGGTGCACCCGCTGCGGAGGTGTCATCGACCATCCAAGGGGTAGCCGGATCTGCCGACGTTGGGAACGTTGCTACGGTTCCATTGAAATCGTCAGAAAGTAGTTCAAAGTCACGAATTCCAGACATGGTCATTCCTTTCGAATTGTTCTTGTATTGCGAAAAGCCCCCAACCCGAAGATCAGGGGCTATAAGTCAAAGCGACCGAATTAACGGTTGCCGTAGATGCCGCGATGATCGATGACCGCTGCGGCGAAGCATTGACGCACCTTGTAACGGTAAACGTCGTTGCTCATGATCCATTCGCTTTCCAGTACTGGCGATTCTTCGCCATTGAGGAAGGTGATCTCGACGGTATCAACTTGGGCATTGTCGGCGATTGCGTACCAGTTAGTTGCACTGTTCGCATCAAGCCAAGCAGTCGTTACCACTTGCAAAGGACGTACGCCGTTAACACCGTAGATGTTAACCACACCCTCATTGCCGTTGCTCTGTGCGTAGGATTGGCTGTTAACCAACTCCAAAGCGGTGCCGCTGTACTTGAGTGGAACAAGCAGAGTTCGAGGGGCGAGGTTCAAGAAAACGTCGCTCGACAATCCCTTTTGCTTGCCCATAAACTCGAACGCTTCGTTGAGCGTTGTTACGCTCGGAGCCGCTGCGGATGCTGAGTTGCTGTTTCGTCCGCTTGGGTGAGAAGCAGAGAACAAGTTGAATCCGTCAGGCATCACAGGATTGCTCAACAGGGCATCGTACACAGCCTTCTCTTGAGTCCGGCGAGCCGCGTTGCCGTGCATCGCTGGAATCCGCGAAAGTGCATCAAGGTCATCGTTTACAACCGTTTCCCAAGATACGGTAAATTCCTTACCGTATTTTTGCACTTGGTACGATACCTTCGAGTCGCTGACCGCTCCCTCTGGATAGGGCTTGGTTTCAGGGACGATCTCCAGGTTAGGCGATTCGCCCATCTGGATTCGGTTGATGTTTTTGAAGTCATCAACGCTTTGCCCTTGGCGTGCCCAAAGCGACCAAGTGTAGGGTGCTTCCTCGTAAGCCGCTCGCAACGTCTTGCTAGCCGCGTCGAGTAGCAAGTTGGCGAATGATCCGGTCGTGTGGTACGCCATGTCGCTTCGCTGAATACGCAAACGGCTCATAGTCGCTTCCGATCCGAGAGCGATTCTGGCAACGTCGGCTTTCGTGTATCGATCTGGATTGATGCCCATTCGACGTACGCAAAGTTCGGCAAGTCGATACAAGCCGAGATTCGCAAAATCGGACGCCCCGTCAGCTTGTGGAGCTTGCGAACGTTTTACACCTCCTCCCCTAAAGCAACGCTGAACCAATCCGGCTCCCGCTACCTGCAAGAACTTATCTTGCTCACTTGCCGTGATCGAAACATTGGAGCCTTCGACGGCTCCCCCTAGTGGTTGTTGAGCCATCTTTCGAATGATCCTTTCGCGAGCGACCTCAATTGTTACACCTTCGTCAACGAGTGAATCCGCAAAGGATCGCTCCAGCTTTGCAAGCTTCACGTCGTTGATAATTGCCGTCCGGCGAACTTTGTCGGCGTTCAATTGCCGAGCAACTTCCGCTTGTACCTTCTCTTCAACAGCGACTTCGGGTGCTGCTTCACCTTCGGCCCGCATGGCTTCGCCTTCTGGCTTTTTGTCTTCGCTTGCCATGTTTTCCACTTCCGGCATCTCAGGCGTT